AGCTGGGGAATCCTGGGAAGAGGGCGATGCCTGGGGAGGGTTCCTTGATGCAGATTGAGGGTGGCTACCGTGAACCGTTACGCCCTTTGGGTGAGGCTGGGATGCAACTGTGGTCTGAGGTGTATGACGCTGGGGGTTTGTGGATTAGCGCAAAGACTGACACGCAACTTTTGCAGATGGTGTGTGAGTTGTTGGATCGGCGTGAGATTTTGCGTGAGGAGTTTCTGGCGGATCCTACTGAGCGCAAAGTGAACATGAGTCTGCTGGAAACTGAGAAGCTTATTCAGACCTCACTATCGTTGCTTGGCTTTACACCTTCTGATCGCTCACGTCTTGGGTTGGCTGAGGTGAAGGCTAAGAGCAAACTTGAGGAGTTGATGGAGCGCCGCGCTAACAGGGACCTTGATGGCACAGAGTAGTTGGCCTCCACGCTGGCTTACTCCTGTCCCTGAGAAGGCGATTGAGCGCGGTAGGAAGTATGAGCCTATTGTCGAGTTTGCTGAAGCGTTTGGGATTATCACTAAAGACAGTGTGGCTGGGAAGTCTGGTGCACCTTTGGTGTTGCGTGGCTGGCAACGGTCTCTGCTCGAGCACATGTTTGCGGTTGAGGGCACAGGCTATAGACACCAGTCCCAGCTTGTTCTAGTTCCAAGGAAGAACGGAAAAAGCGCACTAGGTTCTGTCATTGGTTTGTATGGGCTTATTGTGGGGCCGTCTGGTGCTGAGGTTTACAGTGTTGCTGCTGAGAAAGAGCAGGCGCGGATTGTGTTTGCTGATGCTCGCAGAATGATTGAGGCTAGTCCTGAACTGTCAGCTGTGACGAAACTTTACCGTGACGCGATTGAGCTGCCTAACCTGAACTCTGTCTATCGTGTGATGTCTGCTGAGGCGTACTCCAAAGAGGGCCTGTCTCCTACCATGACGGTGTTTGATGAGTTGCACGCTCAGAAGAATCGTGACCTTTATGACACCTTTTCGTTGGCTATGGGTGCGCGTGGGAAGCTGAGCACGCTCATCGCGATCAGCACTGCTGGGGTGCGTATGGACTCGAGCGGAAGGGACTCAATCTGTTACAGCCTCTACCAGTATGGGCAGAAGGTTGCACGCGGTGAGATTGATGACCCCACCTTTTTCATGGCGGCGTGGGAAGCCCCTGAGGACTCAGATCATAAGAGCCCTGAAACTTGGGCGCTCGCTAACCCTGGGTTCAATGACATCAACACACAGTCTGATTTTGAGAGCGCGGTGAGGCGTACACCTGAGGCAGAGTTTCGTACAAAGCGCTGTAACCAGTGGGTGAGCTCGCAAATCTCATGGCTCCCTTCTGGGGCGTGGGAGGCGTGTGAGGGGAAGTTTGAGGTGTCACCGGATGATGAGATTGTCCTAGGGTTTGATGGTTCTTTCAGTGGTGATGCTTCTGTGATTGTGGGTGCTGTGATCCCTCAGGAGGATGAGCCGGTAAAAGTGTTTCTGGTGAAAGCGTGGGAGAAAGACCTAAACATCCATGATGACGATTGGAGGGTGGACATTGCTGAGGTAGAGCAGACAGTGTTGGACTTCTGCCAGTCTCACCCTAAGGTGCGTGAGGTTGCCTGTGACCCTTTCCGGTGGCAGAGATCCATGCAAGCTTTGGAGGAGCAGGGTGTCCCTATCGTGGAATGGCCCTCCACATCGGCTAGGCGTATGGTCCCAGCGTGTGCCAAAGTGTTCGATGCTGTCACAGAACACAGGCTCATCCATGACGGCAACCCCATCCTGGCCAGACACCTGGGAAACGCGGTGACGAAGATTGACAACCTTGGGCCACGCATTGTGAAAGACTCTAGGAACAGCCCTAGAAAGATTGATGCTGCTGTGGCTATGGTGCTGGCAGTAGATAGGGCACTGACAGGCGCTAAACTAGAACCAGTGCCACAATTCTTTGGATAAGGTGATGATGTCTAACATTCTTCAGATTGCCGGTGCTGTGGCGATAACAGCAGGCGCGGTCCTCATCAGTCTCCCTGTGGGGCTAATCGTGGGTGGCATTTTCTTTGTACTAATCGGATTAGCTTTGGGGCGATAAGTGGTATTCAACAAACTTTGGGAAGAACGGGCCATCAGTTTTCAGACCATCTTTGAGACTGGTGATGATATTGCTTTCAGCAGTAACGCTGGAACCAATGTCACTGAGGAGAACGTCTACCAGATCGCCGCTGTGTGGTCTGCTGTGTCGCTTATCAGTGACACGATTGGGACTCTCCCTGTGGATGTGTTCTTCCGTGATGATGGCAACCGGAGGCCTTTTCGCCCTAAGCCTTCCTGGGTGGCACAACCTGACGTGAACTTCAATGGTCACTCTACGTTCTATAAGAGTGTGCTGGTCTCGCTCCTGATTGACGGTAACGCTTTCATCCGTGTGTTCTCTAACAGGCGCGGTGAGGTTGTGAACCTGAACGTGCTGAACCCAAACACTGTGGATGTGAAACGTAACGGTGAGGGCCGGTTCATTTTCACTGTCGTGGGTGAGGACAAGCCTTTGACCTCTGAGGAAATCGTCTACATCCCTGACCTTCTGAAGCCTGGTCAGATCCGTGGTGTTTCTCGAGTGGGTGCGATGAAGGAAAACCTGTCGCTCGCTAAAGCGCTCGAGTCCTACGCGGCCACCTTCTTCGGTAGTGGGACAACTCTTCACGGTGTGATTGAGTACCCTGGTGCACTGACTCTGGAGCAGGCTGAGAACTTGCGCTCATCCTTTGACAATGCCCATAAGGGTTGGAGGAAGTCTGGTAGGACCGGCATCCTCTCTGGTGGGGCATCGTTCAAGGCAACCCAAGCGGATCCTGAGAAGTCTCAAGCACTTGAGGCGCGGCGTATGGCGGTGGAGGATGTGGCGCGGATTTTCCGTATACCTTCTCACATGCTGAACCTGCCTGGGACAAACACTTACAGCTCTGTGGAGCAGAACATGATTCAGTTTGTGACTCACACTTTGCGGCCTTATGTGACCCTGTTGGAGGACAGTATGTCTCCTCTGATGTCGCGTTACCCTGGTGGGGCTGACGCTTTCATCAAGTTCAACATGACCGCTTTGCTTCGCGCTGATACTCAGGTGCGCTTTGCGGCGTACTCGACAGGTCTGCAGTCTGGATTCCTGACCATCAATGATGTGAGGTCTTTGGAGGACTTGACGGCACAAACCGGTGACGCTGCTTCCCAGGTGCGTGTGCCTTTGGCTAACGTGAACCTGTCTGAGTCTGGTGTGAGTGCACAGCGCCAGAAGGTGGGTATGGTGCGTGACCTGGTGTTTGCTGGTTTCAGTCCTGCTGAGGCTATGGAGATGGTTGGTCTGCCACCGGTTGCTCACACTGGTCTGCCTTCTGTGCAGTTGCAGGGTGTGGCCCAGGTAAACCCTGAGGACCCTGACAGTGTGTATAAAGATGAGGTTGAGTAATGGCCTTAGTTAGCAGAATGGTTGTCTGTAGTGACACGACAGCGCAAAGAATCGTGGGCGCTGACAACATGCCTCATAGGGCCGTCTTGCACAATGCCACTAAGTCCTCTAATGAGTACATTTACATTGGTGGCTCATCGGCTACTGCTGGGACCGCTAACGGTATGCACATTGACCCAGGCCAAACCCTCTATGTGGACTTTGCTCCTAACGATGAGCTGTGGGCAACGTCTGACCCTGATGGGTTAGAGGTGCAGGTGTTGGATATGAGAAGGAATGACTAGTGCCTTACTACATCACTGATAGTGCTGAGGGTTGTCCTGGGTGGGCAACGGTGAAAGAGGATGGCGAAATCATGGGATGCCACACCACTAAGCAGGATGCGATAGATCAGGGGCTCGCTATTGCTCAGGCTGAGGGTTCCACCTTTGAGGGTGAAAGGGCGATGGTTGCCCCAGATGTTTTCACCACTGAGGAAGAGGCGGCAGATCGCGCTGGAGAGATTGGGTGTGAGGGTACACATTCGATGGACATGGATGGTAATACTGTGTGGATGCCTTGCTCTACTCATGCAGAATATGTGGAGACTACCGGCAATCAGTATCGTGCTGAACCTGGTGAGCTTTCCGTGGGTGACTTTGTGGAATGGGATTCCTCTGGTGGGATGGCGCGTGGACAAATCAGCAGGATTGTCACTGACGGTTCCATCAATGTCCCTGACAGTGACTTCACCATCAACGGCACTGAGGATGACCCTGCCGCTTTGATTCGTATCTGGCGTGAGTCTGAAAATGATGAGGGTGAGATGGAGTGGAACCCTACTGATGTTTTGGTGGGGCACAAGTTCTCTACACTGACTCTTATTGACCCGTTGGATGAGCGTAGCGAGTTTAGGCAGGTGGATTTGACCCCACCGGCTTACATGCGTGCTAGTGCTAGGCGTGGCCTGGAGTGGCATGAGGCTGGCCTGTCTGGTGATGGTTTGATGCCTGCCACTGTGCGTGAAGCGCGTGCCATGAGTGAGGGCAATGTCAGCGCGGATAAATGGGTGAGGATCCGCGCTTTCCTTGCAAGACACATGGTGGACTTTGATGCACCAGCTGCCTCCCCTGACAGTGATGACTTCCCTTCCCCTGGTGTTGTGGCTATCGCCCTGTGGGGTGGGGGGACCACTAGGCGCTCTGCACAGCGTGCGATGGACTACGCGGAGGAGGTCATTGGTAGAATAGAAGCGGAGAGTGAGAATCGCGTGACTGGAGAAGCCTTGAGCAAATTAGAGACCAGAGTCAATCCTGCACAGTTTGAGGTGCGTGAAACTGATGAGGGCATGACCTTCACCGGTTACGCTGCAGTGTTCAACAGTGACTCACAGCCTTTGCCTTTCACTGAGCGTATTGCTCCTGGGGCTTTCCGTGGATCGCTGAGAAACCGTAACGACATCAAGCTCCTGTGGAATCATGACACTGCTTCTGTGCTGGGCTCTAGCAGGGCCGGCACTTTGAAACTGACTGAGGATGACCGTGGATTGTTTGTAGAAGCCATGCTCCCTAACACCACTGTGGGGCGTGACGCTCGCGAGCTCATTACTCGCGGTGACGTAGATGCTATGAGCTTTGGGTTCACTGTTGCCCGTGGTGGGGATGAGTGGTCCTCTGATGGTTCCACTAGGACCCTGACGAAAATCAACCTGCATGAGGTGAGCATTGTTGCCTTCCCTGCCTATACGGCAACGGCTGGATCTACAGCGGTGCGTGGCCTGGACAAAGTTGCTAAGCGTGCAGAGGTGGATGCTGACGCGCTTGCTGATGCCCTGTTGAAGATTGAGAACGGTGAGGACATTACGTCTGATGACCGTAACCTTATCTCTACGGTGTTGGACAAACTGTCACCGGCTGAGGAAGCTGAGGCGGATGACTTTGGTCTTGAGATGCTTGCTTTGAAGAAGAAGAAGCTAGAACTACTGATGGGGAAATGATGGCCACCAAAGAACAGATAGAGCAAACCATTCTGAAGGTTGCAGGGAACCCTGTGTCTGGTCCTATCAAGGCGATGGCTGGGCAGTTTGCTGAGGCCATTGTGGACCTGGATTCTGCTGATACACCAAAGCCGGTGAAGCCCACTAGGGGCACTGCACAGCAGAGAGAAAAAGAGACTCGCGTTCTTGGGGCTGTCGAACAGCGTTAGCGAGTTTCACCCTCACTGGTTCCCCTTTCGACTGGTGAGGGTTTTCTCTTTGTGCTAGGGTTTTCTTGAAACTCCTCTTTTGAAAGGGTGCGAGATTCAGGAGCCCCACTAGCGCAAACTGGTGGGGCTTCACTCTTTCCAGGAGCAGGGTAAACCCCTAGGGGTATCATTAGAGGTATCAGATTTGTGCGTTACCGCTGCTGAGAGCTGTTGAGCGTTACCGCCATGGCGCCAACCCATTTACATTCATTTAGTGAAAGGACATCTAATGTCTGAGTTCATCAAGACTCAGGAAGAGATCCGCGCTAACCTCACCACACAGATCCGTGAAGTTTTGGATAATGCTGAGGAAGCAAAGCGTGGACTTGACCAAGCTGAGTTGGAAAAGATTGACCGCATTGAGGCTGACATCCGCCGCGCTGATGAGGCGCTTGAGGTTGCTAAGCGTAATGCACACCGCGCTGAGGAAGCTGCTGAAGCTTCTCGCGGTT